TGGATGTACAAACTTTTTATATAATTCTTTCCACGTATTTAATGGAATAGCTGATTTAATAAGAACGGAGAATATTTGATACAATCCTCCATCTTGTATAAAATGTAATGACTCAGTACCAATTGTTGACTGAGACTGATTTAATTTAAATATTCTATCTTTTGGATAATCTACTTCAATATCAATTCCAAAGAATGCACGAAAGAAACCTTCGGCCGAATACTTTGTACCTTTTACTCTATAAAAATTAGCAAAGTTACGAAGCACTTCACGCGGTTCAGTAAAATATGTAGAGTTAGCACCATCTGCAATTGTACCAAAAATATATTCTAAATTATCTAATGATGTGCTTTCAATATCATAAACACTAAATAAATCTTGTATTGCACTAATCGCTTCATCGGAATCAACATATTCATAATATGATTCCATAAATGTAATAAGATTAGGATATTCGTCTCTAAAGTATTGTGGTAAAACTTCCGCAATACTATAGTTCCTTAAATTTGGATTTATTCGATTAAAATCAGCACGATGTGCCATTTAGTAGCCTCCGCCAGCACCACCGCCTGTACCATAACTAACTGATACGCCTACACCTGTATTACCTGATCCGCCTAAAACAACATCAGTATCTTGTCTATCAATCTGACCGGTTGCAAATGATGGACCTTCATCAATATCTAAAATATAACTACGCAACGGTCTGATTGTTGCTTGGTTTGCAGGAGTACAAGAAATTTTTAAAAAGTTAGAACCTGCCGTAATAGAAGCTGGAAGAAATCCTGTTAAAGTCACTGTACCAGTTAACGCATCATAAGATCCTATATTATCAACTTCAACTATACCAATATTATCTACAATTTGTAATTTAGTTAAATTTAAAGCGTTTTTAACAGAACATACTTTATTATTGAATATAAACGTAGAAGATGATATGATATGATCTGTCGGAGAAGGACCAGCAATTTCTACCGGAAAATATAAATTATATGTTGCACTTTGTGTAAGATCTGGTGTAAAACGTTGTTGCATCTTTACAGTAGCTTTAGAGTTTAGAATCGCTTCACTAATATCATCTATTTGCGTTAAGAGTTCAGAACGCCTAAAGACTCCACCAAACTGTTTAAGTTCAGTATTAATATAATTCTTTAGTGTATCAAATACGTTTGCTTCTGTTGCTTTAATTGTTTGGCCAGTTAAACTTGGATCAAAGTTAAACGTTAGAATAATTTCTAAAAACGTGGTAATTGGATCCTGAAATGCAGTATCGATCGATAAAATAGAAAGATTCGAAGCCACATCTGTTACAATAGCATCTTTGATCGCTTGTTTTTGTGATTCAGTTGTACCATCTTCAAACACAAGAGATAGATAAACTTTGCCGTAATCAGCAGGTACATTATCTTCTCCGCCCCATGCAATAGAATCAGTCACAGTTGGATAGTTTCTTTGTATCACAGCTTTGTAGTCGTCGGCTGTTACAAGTCTTTGTTGTGCAGCAAAAGCGATTGGTGCATTTAATCGAATTGATTCAATAGTTTGTCTTGGACCACCTACACCAGCTTGAGCCACTGTAGAAATTTGTAAATTAAATTGAGTATTATTAACGGTTACAGTACTGGTTGGAGAGAATACTGCCGCACCATTTGCTTCTGCTCCAAGACAACTTAGATATTGTACTTGAATCATTTGCCCAGCTTCAGGAGCTTTACCAAAAGAAATACCATCTCCAAAGTTTAATTCATAGAAACCATTCGGGGCTTCAGATATTTGAAAATAACGTGAATTAGAATTAACAGTAACGGCATTTGTAATTGGTGCATAGTTCACATAGTTAGTACTACTTGGCGTATCATATACCCTTACGTCTGCAGTTGTTGTATCAATACTATTATCTTGTATTACATAAAGTTGTCTTTCACCTTTTTCACCAACAATAAATCTTTTTCTTGTCATGGTACCTTCGTAAATTAAAACATCACGAGTACCATCACTGTTTAAAAAATTATATACACCGACTCCATTATCTGTTGCAGTAAGATCGGATAGTGTTCTAAATGTATAAGTGTTTTCTCCAACAGGAGCAGTAAACGTTGTACCAGCTTCTAAGATAACCGCCGAAGGTCTATTAAGTAGTCCTGACAGATTTACACTTAAATTTACAGTAGCGCGAGATGCAATACGGGATCTTGGTACATATCCTAGTGTGGCGGCATGAGATACAACTGAACTGCGCAATTGTGCAGTTGTAAGAAACGCTTCATTCAAGGCAAAGTTAGCAGTCAACGCATTATAATGTGTATTATAAGCAAGTACGTCTAAAACATTTGAAAGACCAGAAGCCTCAAAGTCAAAATCTGCAAATTCACTTTTTTCTTGGAAAAATGCTTTTAAACTATTTTTGATATTATCAAAATCTAATTTAGTATTCTGAACTGTTGTAGCCATATTATCTTAACCTCGATAAGTTCGTTTCTATCACCACGTCTTCACCTGTATTTTTTATAGCAAATGTAGTAGTGATATGTATTCTGTTTGCATCTTCATTTAAGTTCACAATCACGGATCTAATTATTGCACGTGGTTCATATGATTGTACAGCTAACTTAATTGCTAATTCTAATTCAGGCTCAGTATCTTCACTAATATTTTCAAATAATAATGTACCCAGTCCTCCACCGAAACCTCCGTTAAATGGTTTCTCATGGAATCCTGTCATTAAAAGATTTTTTACGGCTTGCTTAACAGCAGCCGCATCTGTCTTTTTATATACATCACCCGTTGGATTTGCACTAAATGTAAGATCAATATCAGAATAAGCTCTTTGACGAGAAGCTTGTAAGCTTCCAGTAGCTAAGTTACCGTCTTCGATTGAAAAATTTCTAAGTGCCATATTCGATCCAATAGTTTAATCTATTTATATGTTATCACGCAAGGATTTCCAGAAGTTCGCCGTTTGTTTGCACATTACCATTAAACGTCGTCGATAATTCTTTTTTATATCTTGTAGTAAAATCTTCTGGCATTTCTGGCATCACTAAAATAACGTGACATTCTAAATGGCCATCAGGTGAGAATCTATCATAATCTAATATAAGCTTATCATATAGTAATGTATCTTTCCAGTATACTGCTAAGTCAAACATCATTGCATGATCTGGTTCACCTTCTTCATCAATCAGCTGATATACAACTGCTCTACCTTTTGTGGCTAAATCATTCAATCCGTTTTCGGTGAGTTGTTCATTTTCTCCTTTTTCATACAATCCCTCAATCACAATTAGTCTGTGATTTCTAAATTTACCACTTGAATTATTAACTCTACTCATTGCTGCAGCTTGTGGATAAAGATTACGTGCTATTTGTAATCTTTCTGTTTGTGATTGTATATGATTAAGAGTCGTTCTATCTCCTATGCCACCTAAAAATTTTCCAATAGTTACACCTTTCGCAAGCTTAGTACCTGCGGTAATAACTTTACCCTTTGGATTATATAGAGGATCTGGTATAAGTTGCTTTTGGCCAGGATTAGGCGTAAAGTAATCATTAGATACAGATTCTGATTTTAAATACGCACTCATATTTTCACCTATGTATTAAACGTCTCAAAGTTTTCTCTAACGGTAGGACTTGAACTAACTGATCGACCTATCTTACTTGGATTTGGAGACGAATATTTTTCACTTAGTTTACCTTCAGCAATTTGCGAACCTGTAAAATCGGTATTATTTAAAGTTCGATTCTCTCTCATTTTTGATCTTACTTCTTCAGCAGTTAATTGTCTTTTAGCAACTCCGCCTGTTGCAGTCTCTCTGTTTAATCCTTCGGCCATTGCTCCGTTCGGATCTACCTTGACTTTCTGAATACCGAAAGTACCTTTTGTATATGTACTTGCTACATTTAAGGTAGGCAAAGCCGTAGCCTTTAGATCATCGGCAAGCGGTGTTGTATTAATAGCTTCATTTGTACCAGCAGTTGACCAATTAGGAGAACCAACACTTGGACTATATGTAGATGGGGCGGCAGTACCATCCGGATAATTTTGGTGATACGATTCGGAAGCTTCTTTTGCTAATCCGTTTAAATCACCATGAAATGTTAGAGCAGTCATACTATTTGTTGCTGTTATATCGCCATCAACATCAATACGAGTTGCGCGTACTGTATCGACATTAATTGTACCAGCTCCGCCTTCACCATCTCCAACCCATAAAGTATGACCAGCATGAAGGTTATGAGCATACATAACAATTTCTTCTCCACCAATTGTTCCCCTATGTCCGAAGACTGATATATCGTTAGCTACAATATTTGTGTTATCTGACGTAAGTCGTTGTCCGACCTCTGCAGTAATACGTTGAGATCCAGATGCAAAAATTCCTTGATTACCATCACATGAAATTTCCATTTCACCTTTCACAGCTTGTGTACTTCCACCAAGAATCATTTCAGCTTTTGATTTTGCGATTGTTGTAGAGTATTCACCTTTTACAGTTTCGCCAAAGTTACTTTCAACTGTAACTCGTTTTGCCTGATCAACTTGCTGTGTAAGATCACCTTTAATTAATTGATTAAAATTACCACATGTTAAATTATAATCACCGGCTACATCAACATTGAGATCGCCTTGATATGTCATATGTGCATTTGCTTCAACTACTATATGCTGATCTGCTCCAGTCATAATATGAGTATCACTAGTTGAACTAATCTTTACAGTACCATCCGGAGTTATCTCAATACCTGCGCCGCTTTGATGGCGAAGTAATATTCTTTCGTTACCTAATGTATCATCTAATTCTAAGATATGCCCACCTGCAGTTTCAAATACCTGGTTGTACGGATATTGAGAAAGCTTTTTTGGTGGAGGATTATTATATTCATTACCTGCTATTGCATCAGGAACACCTTGTCTTCGAGGTAAAGTCGGTATACCACCATTCGTATTTAATTCATTTCGCTTTCTATTTCTATGTGCGCGATTTATTGATGATTCATAAGCATATTCAACACGAGGGAATACTCCTGCAGGATCTTGAAATCCTGTAGGAAACACACCTTGTGAGTAAATTTGTTGACCAAATATCTGCGCTCGATCTTGTAAGTCGTCGTTGTCTGTTGTCATAACCTATCCTACGTTATCTGGGTTTCGCCATCGGGATGTGTATTCAGTCATAGTTAATGGCGGTTCAGTTCCTGTCGAAAGATTTCTCTTATTAAAATTAGTCAATACATAATCCTCTACACTAAATCCTGGATCTATTTTATTTAGCGGATCAGTATCCATATGACCAAATGCTTGACCTCCTGGAAATACATCATAAAATGTTTTCATAAAGTTTTTGAATGAAGTGTTTTGTGCTGCAGTAAATGATTCTGGACCTGTTTGTGTTGAATTATTAGGTCCAACCCCTGTATATGGAACACTATAACCACCGACAAAAGCTACACCAATAGATCTATCATTATGTCCGTTTGCTTTTGCATGTGCACCTATATAATTTACTGGTCTACCACGCCAAATAGATCCATCACGCCGAATAACATAATGATAGCCAATACCACTAAATCCTGCTTGCTGATGCCATTGATGTATTTCCTCAACACCGATATCTTGATCTATAAATGTTGCTGTCCAATGAACAACAACTTCTGTTATATCACGAGTCGCTGATACAAGATCGGCTTCTAATTCTTCAATTCCACCAACAACTGTAAAATTATACGGAACATTTCCAGTTCCACCGCCAGATCCACCATACCTATTTGATGGAGTCGCTAGCCCTTCCCAGCCAACAGCGTTAGAACCGATTTCGAAATTTGGTACTACATTTGAATTTGTATAAGTTACACGTGTTGTAAATCGTGTGTCTATTCCATATATTCTATCTTCTATGTCATTAATAGAAAATTTAGAGTTTGCTGCGATAATTGCTATAGCAGCATCATATTGACCATTTGATAAGAGAGAAATAACATTATTTCTTGAGGCAGCTGATAAGTTTCCATCTGTTAATTCATCAACTGTAAATGCTATTGGTGTATCAACTTGATCAACTATTGATTGCATTACTGGCGTTATTGCTGTTCCTAATGTTAAATCTCTTCTAACATTAAACTCTGAAATAATTG